GGCGGTGGAACTAATACAGGAAATACTTATTCTGGTGGTTCTGGTGTAATTATTCTGTCTGTACCAACTGCATCTTATACAGGCACTACAACTGGTTCTCCAACAATTACAACCAGCGGCAGTTTTACTATTTTAAAATTTACTGCTTCTGGCAGTTATACAGCTTAATTAGGAGATTTACATGGGACATTTTGCAAAAGTAGTAGATGGTAAAGTTACACAAGTTATTGTGGCTGAACCTGAATTTTTTACAACATTCGTTGATTCATCGCCAGGCGCATGGATTCAAACTTCATACAATACACATGGCGGTCAACATACTAATGGTGGCACACCTTTGCGTGGTAACTACGCTGGTATTGGTTACACTTATGATGCACAACACGATGTGTTTTATGCTCCACAGCCTTTCCCATCTTGGACATTAAATCAAACAACTTGGACATGGGAAGCTCCAGTAGCTATGCCGACAGACGGTAAAGTTTATAAATGGGATGAGTCTACAAAGACTTGGGTAGAAGTAGCTTAATTAAGGATATATTATGACCGTCATTATCAGCGGCTCAACTGGAATAGCTGCAAACACTGCTACACAGAGTATTGATTTGCCACAAGGCACGACTGCTCAAAGACCTGCAAGTCCTGCCGCTGGTGCTATGCGTTTTAATACCACTACAAATACTACTGAGGTATATAGCGGTATTGCTTGGATTGCAATTACTTCTCAAACTTATACAGCAAGCTATTTAATAGTTGCTGGCGGTGGTGGTGGTGGATGTTATGGCGGTGGTGGGGGAGCTGGTGGATTATTAAGTGGAACAACTACTCTTACAGGTGGAACTGCTTATTCTTTTGTTGTTGGCGCTGGTGGCGCTGGTTTAAGCATTTATACAGCAGTAGCTTCAAATGGATCGAATTCATCTGCTTTTGGATTTACTAGTGTTGGCGGTGGTGGCGCAGCTTCTTATTCTTCTACTGGAACTGTTACTGGAGCAGGAGGTGGATCAGGAGGAGGAGGAGGTTCAACAGGAAACACTCCATATACTTCTGCTGGTGGTTCGGGCACTAGCGGACAAGGTAATGCTGGTGGAACAGGAAACTATAGTGGAACAACATCTGCCGCAGGCGGTGGTGGTGGTGGAGCTGGTGCTGCAGGAGCTAATGGATCAGGCGCATCAGGCGGTGCAAATGGTGGCATTGGAGTTTCTTCATCAATAACAGGATCTGCTGTTTATTACGCTGGTGGTGGTGGAGGTATAAACGGAAATGCTGGATTTACTTCATCAGGTGGTTCAGGCGGTGGAGGTAATGGTATAGCTTATGGAAGCTCAACTCCTGGAAATAATGGCACAGCCAACACAGGCGGTGGTGGTGGAAATTCTGGTTCAAATGGTGTTTTGTCAGGAACTGGCGGTTCAGGGGTTGTTATTGTTTCTGTTCCAACTGCAAACTATAGTGGTACAACTACTGGAAGCCCTACCGTAACTACAAGTGGCTCAAATACAATTCTTACATTTACAGCTTCAGGCTCATACACAGCTTAATTATGGTAGCCGCATACACTCAATCTCGTGACAAAGTAATTCAAGGTGCCTTGCGTGTATTAGGCGTTATTGGCGCAGGTGATACTCCAACTCCTGAGGACTACGACAATTGTTCTCAGGCTCTTAATCTGTACATTAAACAGTTACAGACTAAGGGTATGCCCTTATGGAAAGTGGAAGACCTACAAGTTCCTATGGTAATTGGACAAAACACTTACACTCTTGGGCCTACAGGAAACGTAGTCACAACACGCCCTTTACGGGTTGTTATGGCGTTTATTCGCAACCCACAGAACCAAGATACCACCCTAATGGTTATCTCACGTCAAGAGTATATGCAACAAGGCTACAAGCCTTCTCAAGGCATTCCTAACCAAGTCTACTATGACCCACAATTAGGTAATGGTGTTTTGTACGTATACGACACCCCTTCTGCAACTGGCTACACAATTCACCTACAAGTACAAATGCCCGTAGATGACGTATTAACTCCTAGTCAAATTCTAGACTTTCCTTCTGAATGGTTTAACCTTCTCAAGTTTGGATTAGCAGACCAAATTAGTCTTGAGTATGGAGTTCCTGCACAAGTACGTGCTGAATTAGCTCAAAGGACTATGAAATTAGAAGAAGTAATGACTGACTGGAGTCAAGAAGAAGCTAGTACTGCATTCTCCCCTTCTAACCGTTTTTATAGCTAATTATGGGAATATCTCGCATCCCAACGGGTCATAACATTGGCTCAAGAGATGGAACCTTAAACAAAGATAGTAAGGTTGGCAACGCAATTATTGAAATAGAAAAGAAGGAATCTACTTCAATCGTTAAGCGTCCTGGTTTATTGACCTATCAAACACCAACTACTACAGGAGCAGGACTTGGTATATTTGCCGCTGGTACTCACTTACTTAGCATTGTTGGAACTACCCTATATGACAATGGAGTTGCTAAAGGCACCGTGGATGGTTCTGGCCCATACAACTTCGTATACTCGGTAGACCAAACACAAGTCTTTTTTAAAAACGACAATCACGGATATGTCTATGTTATTGCATCAGGCACCATTGTTGACCTTTTAGGCACTATAACAACGCAAAGTGGTACTACTAGCAGTGGTAGCCCTGTAGTAACATTATCTGCAGCCAATCCATCAATTCAGATTGGTCAGGTGGTGTCAGGTACAGGTATTTCTACTGGCACTTATGTGTTATCAATTTATGGAACTGCTTTAACTTTAAGTTCAAATGCTACAGCTTCTGGAGCCACTACTCTTACCTTTACTACTTCTTATCCTGCTGCTACTGTCGCAGGTGCGGTGTTTGTGGACGGATATTATATCGTTGGGACTCCTAGTGGGTTACTGTATAACTCTAACGTAGAAGACCCAACCACTTGGCAAGCAATTAACTACATTGGTGTAGTGTCTGCTGCCGACCCATTATTGGCTATTGGTAGAACGGCTAACTACATCGTTACCTATGGTTCATACCACATGGAGTTCTTCTATGATGCAGGTAACTCCCCAGGTAGCCCTTTATTACCATTTCAAAACTCAGTACTGCAAATAGGTATTGCTGCTGAGAACTCTTTAGTCCAAATGGATAACACCTTGATATGGATGTCTACTGCAAGACAAAAGGGTTATCAGATTATGGCGTTGTCGGGACAAACCCCGCAAATCATTTCTAATCAATATATTGAACGTATTATCAATAACTGTAATCCAGCATCTGCCTATGCGTTCAGTATCAAGATTTCAGGCCACTCACTTTACATCATAACTCTAAGAGACTTAGGGTATACCCTAGTATATGACTTCTCTCAACAGGGATGGACATATTGGAGTTCTGTAGAAAATAACCAAGAGACCTATTTCTTAGGCCAATACTACGCTAAATACGGAACAGTAGACTTGCTACAACACGCTAATTTAGGCACTATTTACCAGTTTGACCCTAATACCTATCAAGACTATGGCAACCCTATTAACGTATTTTGCCGTACTCCCTTAGTAGATGGCGGTACAAACTTACGTAAGTTTTGGAGAAGCGTACAGATAGTAGGAGATAAGGTAGATTCCTTTGCCTTATTAAGGTATACCAGCGATGACTACCAAACCTTTTCTGCATGGCAAAACGTTAATCTAAACACCTCTAAATCCGAAGTCCATAGACTAGGACAGGGTCGTAGACGTGCGTTTGACCTACTTCACTCTGATAATGTACCATTACGACTTGAATATTTTGAAGTTGACGTGGAATCGGGGGATTCGTGATTGAATATAAAGAAGAACAGTATAACGATGTTATTGACCAAATTAAGCCATTATTGGATGACCATTACAACGAAATAGCACTAGATAAAGACGCTATCAAACTTAATCCTGATTACGGAATTTATAAAAGTTTATGCGATTCTGGGACTATGCGAATAATAACCGCCCGTGATGATGCTAAATTGATTGGTTATTGTGTTTGTATTATTAAGTACCATTTGCATTATAAAGACAGTTTAACGGCATTTAATGACATTTTTTATATAGCAAAAGAGTATCGAAAAGGTTTGACTGGTGTAAAATTGTTCATCAAGACTGAGGAAATCTTAAAGAAATACGGTGTCCAACGAGTCGCTATGAACACTAAACTGCACCACGATGTTGGAGCGATTTTTGACCGTTTAGGATACAGAGAAACTGAACGAGTGTTCACTAAGATGATTGGATAGAATATGGGTTTTACCGCAGCAGCAGAAGTAGCAGCACCGATTATAGGTGATGCAATTGGAGTAGACATACTAGGAAGTGCAGCAGCAGATGCCGCAGCAGCAGACCTAGGATTTGCTTCAGCAGCCGATGCCGCAGCCGCTGGCGTTGATGTTTCTACATTAGCTGGTGGTGCAGCAGATGTTGGAGGTGCCGCAGCCGCAGACACTGGAGCAGCAGTCGCAGCCGACGTTGGTGGTGGTGGAGCGGCAGCCGATATTGGAGCAGCCGCCCCTTCAGCAGCAGGCACAGCCAACATTGTTCCCCCATCATTAGCCACGTTAGAACAACAAGCAGGATTAGGTCTTGGAACTGCAGGAGCAGGAGCGGGTGGTGCAGCAGGTGGCGGGTTAGGTAATATTCTTGGAACTGCATCAACTGCTGGTGGAATTGTTAGCGGATTAAATGCACTTTCACAATTAGGCGGTGGTGCAGCTAGAATTGCAGGTGGAGTGCAAGCTCAACAAGCTGGCAAACAAATTGCCGCATTAGCCCCTCAAGCAGCCCCATTCCAACCATATCAATCTCAATTGTCTGCACAGTTGTTTAACTTGTTACAAAATCCTAATACAGTTACTACAACCCCAGGCTACCAATTTAATTTACAACAAGGTTTACAAGCTCAACAAGCTCGACAAGCTGCACAGGGTAATTTAGTATCAGGTGGTGCATTGTTACAGGCCAATCAATTTGGTCAACAATATGCTCAATCTAGCTTAAACCAACAAGAAAATATGTTAGCCTCCTTAACTGGTGCTACACAATCTCCTGCATCTGCTGCTACTGCACAAGCTAATTTACTTGCTGGTGGATTAGGAGGCAATTTAGGTGGTGCTCAGTCTATTGCTGGTGGTCTAGGCAATATTGTAAGCCCACTGTCTACTTTGTACTCTTTGTATAATCAAGCATCCCCAGATAGGCAGGTATCTTAACATGGCACTCGGTACAGAACTATTTAATTTAGCCACTTCTTATGACCCTTATGGGTCATTTAAAGAAGGCATGAGAGCACCTAAAGAACAAGAACTTAAAGATATTTCTGTAGAAGAACAATTAAAAGAAGCTAAAGCAGAACAAACACCAGCATTGGGACAAATGGCTGGACAAGCTGGAACATCTCCTTTAGCTCAACAAGCTAGAACTGTAGTTCCTACTACGTGGAAACTAGCAGATGACCAAGGAATGCCTACAGTAGCTGGTGAAACAAATAACTTATTATTACAAGGTTCTACTGCAGTTAAGCAGGGAGACCAATTATTGCGTCAAGCTAGATTTGAAACTGACCCAACTCGTAAAGAACGTTTAACAGATGCTGGTCGTCGTTTACGTGACGAAGGAATGAGATTCCAAAAAGAAGGTCAAGGATTAGTTAAAAAAGCTACTAATGATGCTTTGTATTCATTAGGTACTGCTCAAAATTCACAAGATTGGGATAACGTTGTCAAAGGTTGGCAAAATACTGGTATTCCTATTCCTACTAATTTTCCTACAGACTATAGCCCTGAGAACCTCAAAAAGGTTATTCAAATGGCTCCTATGGAAGTTCAACAAAAGATTGTTGATGCTAACCGTAAACGTGAACAAGAAGCTAGAGCACAACGTGATGAGAAGCGTAAAGAAGAACGATTTACTATAGCAATGCGTGAATTAGGCGGTGCTATTTCTGGCAAAGAATATAAAGATGTTAGAGGACAAGTTGAAGGTCTTAAAAATTATATTCCAGCAGACCAAATATCTAAACTTGGGCCTAAAGAAGTTCCTGCAGTTTCATCTAAATTAGAAGCAGCAGCACTTACAGATGAGTTGGCTACATTAGTTCAACAAAATCCAGCAGCAGCAGGTTTGGTTGGTAGCTTTTATAAGAACTTTGATAAGTTCCTGCCATCTCGTTACGATAAAGAAGGTGCTGAAACAGCTACTGAAATCATTAACGCAGAAGCAGATAAACTTGAAAAGAGCGGTGCTCCTAAAGATGAAATTACTGCAGCCCGTTTAATTGCTAAGAAAGCCGTTGACGTTATTAACGCCCGTGCATTAGCAGCCTCTGGTGGTGGTCGTGTTCTAGTATCTGAATTAAGATTACAAAAAGATGTTCTTGGTCTAGAAGGATTGTCTCCTACTTCTGCAGTAGGTGTATATCGTAACTTAGCAGAATCTGACCGTAAATCTACTAAGCGTTATGGTATTGACCCATCTACAATTAAACGTGAAGTACCAACTGCAGAAACTAAACCTGCAGAAGCTAAACCTGATATTCAATCTGCTGCATCTTCAGCGTTTGGTTCCTATGAGCCTAGCAAATATGATTATCGTATAAATCCTGAAACTGGCAAGGTTCAAAGAAAGGCTAAATAATGGCTGAATGGGAAGATGCTCCATCTGCTTCGGCAACAGTCTCTCCTGCTGGCAGTAAATGGGAAGATGCTCCAACAAAAAAGGAAGAACCTTCTTCTAAGTATTCCGTAAAGGACATCCTTAAACGGGCTACAGCACTTCCTGAAGCAGCAATTAAGGGCATTGGTAGAGTAACAGGACAAGAAGTGTCTATGG